ACAGAGTTAGGTAAAGTCTACGAGCTAGATTACACGGGCCATAAGCTCACTGCGGACTAACAGGTACTGTAGAAGTTGAAGCTACGGCTGATTCAAAAGATCCATCAACCCCTTAATAACCCGCTGATTCGCTGCAGCCTGAATCTCCTTCGACTCCGTACACTCATGTCGCGTGTCGTCTAGAAGCTGCTGAATTGATTCCCGCCTGGCAGCCTCACTCAGCCGAGCGTCCTCTAGTTCGAGCTGTAAGGTCTTCCGCTGATTCTTCAGGGCATCGGCCTGAGCGCCTGAGTTAACCCAGTCCATGACCGCGCCACCCCCGCCACCGCTCAATCCTAGTGCAGCAATGATCCCAGCGACTGTCTTCTTATCGGCTTCCATCCTGTTCCTTCCCTCACCGCCCATTAGGAGTGCCGCTAGGCGCGACGCTCCGACGCACGCGCAGCGGGCGGAGCCTCCCTGCTCTTAAACACTAAAGTGTAATTTCCCATCGCCCAGTGATAGCTACTTTCGGAATTGTCATGTCTCCACCAGCTTGATATTTACCCCAGTGGGCTGCGATTGTAAGTGACTTGTCATCTTCGCTAACTAGCCAACCCACCGAGTGGATATCTTCCATTTCACATGTAAGATCACCGAAATGTGTCCATATAGCGCCACACGAACTTGAGTCTATCCAGGCGATCCAAAGTAGTGTTTCTTTTTCCAATATGCGTCCTCAAAGTTAGCCAAGCACTAAATCTAATTCGTGTTCCAGTATCGCCAAAGTGGTCGCGACTTGAGCGCCCGCATCAGTTCGATACTGCTTCTCTGGGAATTGAATCGCAGCCGCCACGTCGAGAGCCTGCCCCCGAGCGAGTTCCAGAGAATCCGCAGATCCTCGAGCCACGCCAACAAGCCCATCAAGACCGAGAGTTTCAATAGTACGCTCCTCAGGGTTAGCCTGCACATCGTGCCAGAAGACTTTGCCCATCTGCTCAGGGGTCATGCCGTTGATTACATGTTGTCCCCCCGGGTGCTGCGAGACGTTAGGCCACGGAGGCTGGCTCACTGCAATTCCCACCGTGTAGTTCTTCGCCAACCGGATCGCACCCACGCCTGAGAATAAATCAATTGCCATATCCTCTTGGTCGGCAATGAACGCATGGAGATGGAGGGGAGTCCAGCCGAGGCTCCGTGACCCGTCTAGCTCAATAGTAGGGACAGTCTCACCTTCATAACGCAAGCCCCACTGAACCAAACCCTTAAACCCCATCTCCTTCAAAGGATCAATCTCATCCTTCAACACTGGCCCAAGGTCACTGTACTCGTGAGAGCGAACCAACGTGACAGATGCATCAACGTTAGCTCCAAGGCCACCAGGATAGGCACCCTCATCAACCACCAAAGCATGTTCTGCTTGAAAGTTCTCTCCATCAAACCAAGCTCCCCATCTTAGTGTCCCCCGAGGTGTCTGCTCGTCCTTGTAGGTTCCGAATAGATAGGGAGCGTCTCCAAAATCCTTAGCCGCTCGATGAGAATCAGTCACCACAATACATTCACCCTCTCGAGCAAGCGCCTTAAGGGCCTCAATTTTCTTGCGCCAATCCTTGTCACCTCGATGAGCCACAAGATCGAGCACTCCAGAATAGGCAGCTTCATATTTACCTCCGCGCTTGGCGTGGTACATGAGAGTTTCGACATCGTGACCCTCGCGCTTCAGCCGATGAGCCAAAGGGAGGATGCCGTGTTGTCGAGATAAGATTAGAAAGTTCATAAGGTGAGTGTCCTCCAGCTATAGATTCAGTAGGTCTGCTTGGCTTAGGGGTTCGGCGGGCGCGGTGAGTTTGTCTTTGGCTTGTTGGAATTGATTGGCAGCTTCAAAAGTCGCCGCCGCCGTAGCCATCACGGCAGTCCGCCCAAACTGAACAGTAGGCTGTCGGGCTACATCCTTCAAGATACCTTGCACGTCACCCTGAAGCATACGCTCCCCGAATTGTGACATGTCACTGATCGTTGGACCTAGGAAAGTGTCTGCCAACCCGCCCCACTGGGCAGCTTGAAAGGTGTCTGAGACAATTCCAATTCCACCATTCATCATGTAGTTAGAAACAACTCGCTCAATGCCAGTCTCATCTCGACCCTTCCGCTTAGCTATAGCCCTCAAGTCTCCAGTGATTTCACCTGCCACCGGGTAGATAGCAAGAATAGAAGCAATGGGTTTCATGTTTCCCAGCGCGGCCTCAGCCAACACCTGATCCTTCATGAAGCGTCCCTGGTTCAGGGCGAAACTCTTGAACTGGAAGATCACCTTCCCTACTGGGTGGGTCCAGAATTCTGGTACGCGCAAGCGGCCAGGCGTGAACTGAGTCAGCTGAGCTGCCCGATACATAGCTCGGTCCTCAAGCACTCGCGCGACATCATTCACGTCATCAAGGAAAGCTGGCCCTTCAGATTTATCTCGGGCAACAAGAGACTTTAACTCTCCAGGATCAATACCCAGCGAGTCCATTCGACGTTGAGCCTGAGTGAAATTCTTCCCCCTAAGCACTCCAGCGGCCATGTCATTCACAGTATCCCTGAACACGTAGCGTCCAGCTCCCCCCGAGATATAGCGATTCCAAGCTTCAACACGAGTGAAGCCCGACTTAGTCAAAACGAACTCACTCATCGTAGAGAGGGTGTCAGCAGCTTGACCAATCTTACCTCTCATAGCAGTAGACGCGCCCGCGGACAAACGCTGAGCCCCAGCCTGACCAACTACACTCTGAATACCTTGGAAGAATCCGACAGCCTTCTCGACATGCTCACGCTCATGTGCGCGCCCCATCGAGCGCATACCTTTCATGGTATTCCTAAGCCCAGCGAAGGCCACAGTGTTCGCGGTCTGTCCCATATTTGGAAACACAGCCATACCGAGCTTGGTGGAAATCTGATAGTTCACTGCGATACTACTGAGCTGTCGGGCGTGTTGATTTACATACTTCCGCCCAAACACTTGATCCATAACATTCGCGGCTAGCGTAGCTGAACCCTGACCAGCCTCCCCACGAACAGCCTTCACGATTGGATCAATCAGCTCACCATTGAGGCCGAACTTCTCTCCGTAGGCAATCTTATACTGACCCTTGTTGAGATAGTTATTCACAACAACAAAGGGGTTACTCTCATACAGTCCGCCTAGAACACTGTCGTCAAGTTTAGATTTCAAGGTGCCATTCTTCACTCGAGCCCAGTCAAACGACCCAACCTTAGAGAGGCCCGGTTTCTGTAGCTCTACAATAATGCGTGAAGCTTCAGCTTCGCCAAGTGACTTCGCCAGCTTAGACCGAATAACTTCTTCAGAGATATCTGCAATCTCATGTGGGAAGTATTCAGTGACGCCCCGGGCTGCCAAATCATCGGCACTCATGAGAGGCTCTGAGCCCATAGACTCAAGCTTCTTAGCTACCTGTTCCATCTCGCGTTTCATCTCAAGATGCAGTGAAACTTGATCGTCAATCTGTTCCTTGGTGCGTCCGAGCTTAGTCATGTGAGCCCGAACTCCGGCCCCACTACCAGACTCAAAGGAATCAAATACATCCGTGAAGATCCTAGAATCCTTCCTCACTTGCTTATTCGAGAAGCCCATATTCTTCTGTGTACGAGAGACCCAGTCTCCAATGATATGTTCATGTCTAACACCGGCCAGTGTAACCATCTGGTCAGCTTCAGCGATTGGCTTGAACATCAACTTGTTCGCCAGTCCACCAAGCTTCCCCTTGAGGGCCTCGGGAGTATGCAGCACCTTCAATAGAGTCTGACTAGCTTCCAGTCGGTAGCTGCTGGGATTAAATGCAAGCCCCCGAGCAGTATTCATATAGAACCCGCCATCATCTGCTACCCGCTGTAAATGGTCCCGGGAAAGGGTTCGATTCTTAAGAATACGCTCCTGAGCAGGTCGCGTGACCCCTGTGAACTTGGCAAACTTAGCCTCAGCTTTCTCAAGCTTAGCTGTAGTTTTACTGAAGGCTTGCCAGATTTCCTCAAGCTTAGTGCCTGGCTTAGGTTTGAAACTAGTCACAGCGCCACGTGCAAGTTCAGCTCTCTGCGCCAAGGCGTCCGTAGCTTTATCCAGACCAGCCGACAACTGGTCAATCTTCTGAGTTTCCTTAGCAATGATTGGCTTCAGGGCACTCGTGTCCACCTTAGTAGAACGCGCACGGAAGGCCCCCGTCAACGAACCCGCACCAATCAAAGCCCCCTCAAACCCAAGCGTAAGCCCAGCAACAATCGCTGCACTCTTCGCAGCATCTTCCAAGGAAGCCCCGTCAGCCAACTCTCGAGCAGCCTCAAAGCCACCCACACCGAGCGAGCCCCCGACAGCCTGAGCGCCACGTGTAGCTGCAAACTTCCCACCGAGCTTAGCTGCGCCATGAGCAGCTCCCCGCGCGCCAAGACTAAAGGCTCCCGCCCCACCAACGAACAGGGGGAGGGCTGATCCAATAAACTCCCCTACAGTAGAGAGACTAGAATTCCCCGCCGACCGTGAGAGTGTACGGATAAGGTCATCATCAACCTGGTCTCCGAGAATCAACTCAATACCCTTTCGGATAATGGGATCCTTCGTGAGGCCAAGTCCAATGGAGGCGGCGAAGCTCCCCACACCATTCAAGAATCCAACATCCTCAGCTTCGGCGAACTGTCGGGTGGCTGGAGTGAAGGTTGGTCCTGCGGGTACAGGGGCTTGTTGCTGTTGCTGGGGCTGGCCGTCTTGTTGAGGCGTGGGTTGAGCTTGTTGCTGCTGGGGCGGCTGAGGAGTCGGCCCCGGGCGCTGGGGAATTTGCCGAGGCTGCTGTGAGGTTCCACTAACACCCTGTTCAGTTACAGCGAGAGATCCAACGGGCTCGAAGCCTTCTAGTTTTAGGGCCATTAGTTATTCCTACTTAAGGTTTTAGACGTCGCAGGTTAGCTTTACGCGCGTCCTTACGTCGTTGCTTCTCTTTCCGACGCTCAGCTGCGGAGTTTTTCTCTTTCTGGGTTTCTTTGTTTGGACTATTCAAAAAGTTAGTGAACCTATTACCTAAAGCTCGAGCCCGTTCTCGAGTTTGTTGTTGTTTTTTCTGCAAGATATCATTGATATTGCCAGTAGCCTCAGGTTGCAGCAACTCAGCGACAGTCTTAACGGCCTGAGCAACTGAGAGTGGGTTGGCTCGTAGGTTCTGTACATCCAACTCAGCTTGCTTAAAGGGTTCCGTTACAGACGAGACTGCTTTATCCATACCAGGTCGAACAGCGGCATCAAATGCGGCATTAAACTCACTTGCATTTTGCGCAAGTCCAGAGTCTCGGAAGGCTTGAACACCATCGCGTAGCATACCTTCAGCGGCGTCATTAATTTGGTCTGTGAATTCTCCGCCTAACTTTACGGGTTCAGTCAGCATACGACCAATGAAAGCTCCAGCCTGCGCTGAACTAGAAGCCCCACCTGTAGCAGAGCCCTCCATGGCCAAGCCAGCTCGTCGTTGCTCCTCCTTGGCTGAAAGTGTCATAACCTGAGCTTTGTAGTTATTACTCTCTGCGCTGTTCTTCCACAAGTTCAACATCCACTGAGACGCTGCAGCATTAGGGTGGCCAGGGTTAACTTCATGCATAGGGCGCATTAGGCCATCATTACCTTTTACCAAGATATCCATAGCAAGCAATTTCTCTCGGATAGCTTCTTCGTCTTTTTCTGGGAAGTCTATACTAGGATCAAAAGCTGCCCCCATGTAGAGCGCCTCAGCCAAGGGCACACCAATGGTTCGGAATCTGTTATTCTCGTCCGAAGCATGACCTTCATTCGGGAACAAGTTAAATATCGAGCCTACTTCAGGAGCATCAGGCTCTACAGCAACTGTAATTTCACCATTCTGTACAAGTCGGAGCTTACTGTACATGTTCCAAGCTTGTTGGTTCTCGATGCCTGCGATCTTACCATCAGAGCCAATACCACGAGTAGCTTTATCAAAGAACTGCTGTTGGTAGTTGATTTGATTAGTGGCAGCTTGTGAAGTGGTAGCTGGAGTGAGCAAAGACAAATCACCCTTGGCTTCTCGGGCTACCATTTTAGCAATCATGTCAGCATCTGGTCCACCGAGTAAAGCCGAGCCCGGGTTACCTAGAGCATCAACATAAGCTTTCTTAGTCTGTTCAACTGTAAACTCGCCTTGAGCCACACGAGCTTCAAGTGCACCAAGCTTCGCACGATTCAACTCGAGGGAAGCGCGAGAGTCTTCAAGCCGAGCCTGATTATAAGCTGCAGTAGTATTCACAAATTGTCCAAGCACCTGTTCAGCCTCACGCAAGTAACCCTGAGACCTCATGCGAGCTACTTGCTCAGCCGTACCCGGAGGCAGTGAAGTCCCATCTTCCCTCTTATAAGCGTTATTGATAGTTTCAGTATGGATTGGAACCTGCTGCTCCTGAAGAACACGCATACCTTCGGCTTTAATTGCGCCGAGCTGGAAAGCTTTGTCAGCGCCCTCACCCTCACCCATAGCGGCCCTGATTTTCTGTAGGCTCTCCTCTTGGTTCAATCCCGGTGTGGTCATGACTGCGCCAATGGTGGTGGCTGCGCTGTCAATTTCTGCAGTGTTCTCAAATGTTCGCGTAACTTCACGATCCCCACCTAATGGGATACCAAAAAACTGCGGTCCAGGTGAAGTAGTTGTAGAGGTAGACGTACCAAACTGCCCAGCCAGAAGACTTTCTCCGACACCTGAGCCTCCAGAGCTAACCTGACCCCCGCCCCCCGAAGTCTGACCTCCGCCACCGGGCTGGCCATTCTCGCCAACACCCACGGCACCCTGACCGCCGCCTGCAGCCGCGCCAGGTTTGATGCTAGGGATATTCGCAGGCGCCCGCTGAGGTTGATTTGCTTCAGCTTCCTTTTGAGCCTTAAGCTGAGCAGCCTCTTCAGTCTTGCCTGCCAATTCTAGAGCCTTAAACCGATGCTCCTCTTGGCGAGCCTGTACAGCCGCCCGTGCATCGGCAGTCACCTTCTCAATACCAACTTCAAAATTACGCTGCTCTTTAGCAATAGCTAGCTGCTGCTTGAATTTAGCAATGTCTCGATTCTCTTCGGCCATTTAGTTTCCTAATGTATACGATTAACCGGCTTGAAGGCCTAGGCCAACATTACTACCGCTTGACCTATTCTGAGTAGCCTGCGTACTCAGTGAACCCTCAGAGAACAGATTCGAAGACTGCTGCCCAAAGAGATTATTGAACAGGGACAAAGCTCGTCCACCCTCTGTGGCTTGCTGCTCGAAGCGACTTCCGAGGTCCAGCAAGTTACTACTGAAGCCAAGTTGATTCTGCCCTTGAGTCTGAGCCAAGCCGATTCCTTGTAGCTGTCGGCCTAGAGCGGATTCCTGTGCGCTGACATTCAACTCCGAGCCAAGCCGTAGAGCCTCACTCCGAACATCTGACCCGAAGAGTCCCCCTTGAGTAGAGAACTGCTCCTTCAAATCAGTAACACCTGAGTTCACAATTGCACTCGTATCGACTGGGTTGCCGTTTGCGATCAGTTGACTCAAGGCATCCGAGGATTGCCCGAACAAGTCTCCCTGAGACTGAGCAGCCTGACGAGTGAGTCCGAGGAAATCATCTTGGAAAGGATTCCTCTGCCCAAAGAGATCAGTGATCGCCCCGAAGCCGCGCCCGCCATCCTGACCTCCGGCATTGAGGAAGTTACCTGTAGTACTAGTAGAGTCTCCGAACCGCTGTCGATGAGCGTCTAGACGCGCAGCATTAACTCGGGCGAGCTGCTGTTTCTTAGAGAGTCTACGGCGACTAGACTTACTCGTGACGTCCTTTAGCTCACGCTCCTTGACCCCGCCGAGTGAAGTAGCTGGGACGAACTCTGGTGCTGCGCCTAGAACAATCTTCCCACGGTCTAGGTGAGTCGCTTGCCCAAAGAGATCAGCAAGTACGCCTGCACCAATTCCACCACCGGGAGTAATTGCCTGAGTCTCACTAAAGCTCCTACCTGAGGAACTGTTAGATCCTACGCCTACATTGGCACCTGATCCAGCGGACATATCTAACTCCTATCCTTAAACATCAATATCAGTTCGAAAGTAATTCGTTCCATCACTTGCAACTCTGATACTCGCATACTGTGGGGTCAATGTAATTGCTGACCCCGATCCATTTATATTACCTGAAGCTGCCACTACAGTCACGGCGCTGGTGATATTGGTAGCCACCACTACGTACTCAGTCCAGTCCGCATCGGCAGCATTAGGCAAGGTGATGAGCACCGTATTGGATGTCCCGTCAGCGAAGATAATTCGATCCCGCACAGCGTCCATTGTGTAGTTCGCTGTCTTGGTTTTCACATCCCGGTAGGCTCTCGAGTGCTCATTAATCGCCCGACTATTCTCGTACACGCCCCGTGACATCCCAATGGGGTCATTAGCTGTGGGGCGCTGTTCGCTGAATTCAACGGGGGGTCTAGGCACTCGTGAGTCTCCTGCGGCTGCCTGTGTCGAGGACATCTAGCTCAAAGCCCCTGAGTCTCACTGGAGCAGAGCCCGACATGTGCCAAGAGATCTGCTGACTCGTGAACTTGAAGTCCTTCGTGAAGCTCCTCACGTCTCCGATATTGGCCCCTAAAGTACCGAAGGTGCGCGTGCGGGCTAGCTCCCCAATATTCCCTGATAGGGTGCCTATGATGGGTATGGTGCCTGTCACGATAGCCTCAATAGACACCTCACGAACAGTCTTCATCGTGCGGGCCTGGCCCATACCAGATAACACTGTGACATAGGACCAACTAGGTGTAGTGACGACTTTTGAGTCAATGTCTACCTCAGTGAGGATTGTATTATCGTGAGTGAATACGAGTCCTGTTCGGGTTCCATGGAGGATGGCGTCTAGGCCGAAGCGGGCCGCAGTGTCACCGATGACACCTTCAGAGTCTCCAATGGCAATGTCGTCATCATCGATCAACTCGGCGATAGATGTCTGAATCTGAGAGGTAGCAAAGACCGTAACTGGGATATCCCGAGTGAAGAGTCGATCGCCCCGCACGTCATAAACCCAGACGTCTTGATTACCATCCTCAGCACCGAAAGGCAGCGTGATAAGTACGCGGCGGTCGGCCGGAACGTAGGTCATGTGAATTCGTGCACGCTTCTCGGTGTCTAGTCTGCGGAAGAAGGTCTTGAGCCAGCGATTGGAATTGATGCCATCGATATTGGTGGCTCCGACCTCTTGGAACTGGCCGTTCTCGTTGAGTAGGAACCAGCCGTCAGTGAAGAGGCCAAAGTGAATTCCGCCCCCTAGGTTCACGATTGAGTGAGTGGAGAGGAGGCCACGTTCAGTTGTGACGGTCTGGTTCGTATAGGGGTTAGCTGCTTGGCCTGTGCGGCGTAGGAAAGCTACCCCATCTTCGAAGTAGCAAGCTAGGACATTACCGAGAGCCATAACTCGGAGGCCCTCACCTTGGAAGTCTTTGAGATCTACTACACCTGAGCCGTCATTTGCTGTGTCTGGGTCGGCGTTGCCGATTGCTGTGCGTCGGAGCCGCTGCTTATGTCGAGTGCCGCCCTCCTCTACGTTGAGGAAGTTAAGCCGGTCGCCCCAAGCTTCTACTGAGCGAGCTTTGAAGGATGTGAATGCAGCTTGGGTTAGGTCTTCGTAATCGCCATCTTCAGATGAGCCACCATTAGGGATTGCGTACATCTTCACGTTGTCGAAGTTGTTAGTGAAGACTAGGGTAGGTTGTCCCGCTGTGGCTGCCGTGAGGTTTGTACGTGGAGCTGCAGAGGCGGGTAGGACAGCCCAGTCTATGAGCTGTACTCCATGGGGTATTGAGGGATAGCCTCCCTTGAGCCCGACTGAATTAGAGTCTCCGCCTTGAGGCGTGACTTCTACAATCTCTTCCCATACGCCGCTGGCAGGGACGATTCGATAGAGTTGACAGGAGCTAGCTGTTGATCCGTCACCACTCGTTACAGCTAAGGTGGTGTGCTCGAAGTTTCCAGCTGTGCCCCCTGTAGTACCGTCTGCCTGAGTTCGTGAGAAGCTCATGAGACCTACGACATGAAGAGTGCTGCTATCGGCCACGACACCGAGTTGATTCGTCCCGCCGTAGGTTGAGTCGGTATGGGTGAACCCTGGAAAGTGCGACAACACTTCGCCTAAACCGCTGGGGTCGGTCTCAGGAATGACACCTATAATGGTTCTCGAGGCGTTAAGGCCCACATGAGCTACGTCTACGTCGGGTGTGTAGCCCTGCCAGGGAGCTTGAGCAGAGAGGATGTTGATCTGAGTATTAAGCTCAGCAAGATCCTTAGCTTGGGCTCGGGAGCTTACTTGATTGAAGCCTAGGATGCTGGGCATGGCTTAGGTTCCTGAAGGATAGACGATCGCGTTAATCTTGGGGATGCCGTTAAGTACACAAGCTTGGCCTGAGGCTTCTTTAGCTCGGAGTTGGATTGTTAAAGCTACGCCAGCGGCCGGGTTGATAATTACTGATTCTACCCTGAGTGTTGTACTAAACGTAGAACCAGCCGAACTGATATTAAATTGAGACTCGTCCAATTGTTGACTATTTGTGTCTTCATAAAGTTCAACAAAGCACTGGTCGTTGGTACCGCCACCAATATTAACACTTCCCCATACATGGATTAGGTATCCCGGCCCTGGAGGTACAATGTGGATATCTAGAATGTTAGAGCAGCCTGTGGTGTATACGTCGTCACAGACCGTTGAAACTGCGATTGAAGTTGCTTGGACTACGTAAGGCCCCGGCATCTGAGAAGCTTGAGCTTGTTCAGTTACAGACGCTTGGCTCCATCGGCATTGTGTGCCTCCTGTAGCTTCATTTTGTAGGGTCATGGTTAGGTCATTAGCACTAGCATCTGTTTGAGCCCGAACACTAAGCGTTACATAGTCATTTGAAATTGTTTCGGATTCTTGAGATGCTGGAATAGTTGTGACTCCCGTACCTGTGACTCTTAGCTGACAAGTAACACCGCTGAGGGCTCTAGCACGCACTGAGAATCGATACCAAGTAGAAGCTTTAAGGCCGGATAGGGTTTGACTGTGCCCATAGTCGGCAGAGCCACTAACTGTAATAAGCCCTACGCCAACTCCCTCAGAAGCATTAATGGAGATTAAGTAGGCGACTGTGCCTGTGTTTATTTCTGTCCAAGATACAGGTGTATTCGCACTAGCTAAGTCTCCGTCACCGTCACTAGCATCAAAGCCACCATTTGTGAGGAGGTTACGGATACCAAGCTGCGAAGCTGGCACCCAACCGTTAGCTACAGTCGCCGGAGTGTTGTCTCCAATCTCGCCTTGAAAGAAGTAGAGCTTGTAGTTGTCGTCGGTGTCTACCCAGCAGCGGCCTTGGCCTACGTCGTCCTCGGCTTGGCCTGCAGAGTTTGAGGCAGAGTCCTCTAAGCCTGTGACGCCTGCGCCACTTCCGAGAGTGTTCAGATAGTCCGTTACAGTTGCTGGCGTGGAGTGGCTATCGTTAAGGGTGGTCGGAGCTGTGGCCTGAAAGTAGCAGCGAGCTGAGCCTAGGCGATGGAGTCCATTGTCATCATTAGTAGCGTCTCCGTCTCCAACATGATGCTCAACTTCCAAGCGGTAGCGAACATTCTGACGCTGATTTCGGATGTGATCGTCGATTGCTGAGCGAGCAGTGTTGTTCGTGATGTCACCATGAGTTCCCGCAGCACCTTCATAGGTGCCGTCCCAAGTACCCCCAAGCACCACGGGAGGCAGAGCTAGTAGAAATGCTACGGGAACTGCAAAGTAGAGAGTAAGGCGTAGAAGTAGACGATCCATTAGGATCCTCCCATGTGAGGTTGGCTGGTGAGTTGTGTTTCGATACCCCAGTTGTGAGCCTCGAGTACGCCTTTGGTTTCGACGTTCTGTACGAGGCTATTGTAGAGCTGGAAGGTTTCGTTTGATTTGTCGCGCATGTTGAGTTTGAATTCAGTGAAAGCTTGGGCTCCGGTGATTAGGACTTCATCGAAGTATTCGGGGATTACTGTAGCGGTGGATGCTGTCAGAGGGGCAGCCTCACGCCATAGCCGAATGCGCACCGTGTTCGATGAGTTAGGAGAGCCCGAGAGGAAGATGCTTTGGTCCTCACCTACAGTGTAGTGGCGGGGCTCTGTCACGGGATGGATCGTGCTGTCATACCATTGGATTGGCTTGGGCTTGAGCATGTGCCTGCGGGTGAGGTTCGTTATGGACGCTGAGATTGCGTGGTGGTAGGTGACTGATCGGATGGCTAGGATTCGGTGCCCGATGAGGGAGTCGAGAGCGTACTCTTGAGTTCCGACAACGAGCGCAAGGTCGTAGGTCTCGGCTAGGTCTTCAAACTTGTGCACGGACGGATGCGTGAGGTGCTGGTAGGCGTGATTGATCCAGCGGTCGAGTCGGGCATCAAGTACATCCTCTCGATTGTCGATATTCTCTCGCAGTTCATTGCGAAAATCTGTTAGGGTCATTGATCCCATGGGGATAGGTTTCCTTGGTTAAATGGGAACTTCATCATCCTTGACGGATTCATTCTCAGGGAGTCGCGTGGGCATTACGTCCTCGGGGTCTACCGGATCCCAGTTGGCTGAGCTTGTCCAGATGCCCGGGTAGTAGCCGTCCTCGATGAGGTCTTCAGCGAAAGCTGGGGCTCCGGTTTTCATGTCCCGCACAGGGCGACCTTTTGAGGCGGGCTCATTGTTCCAGCCGGTGTAGAAGGGTGCATACTGACCCTGCATGAAGCCTCGGCTGTAGTCGGCGGGGACGTTGATATTCCAAGCCGTGCCTAGCGTATTGGGGAAAGTTAGAATGAGACGTCCGTTCCATTTGCAGTTTTTTACAACGCGCCCCATGGAGTTAGCGTTACGGACATTTCCATACTGAGCGTTGAAGTCGAGTTTGAACGTCATGTCATAGGTGGACCCGTTGAGTACCCAGATTGGCGAGTCTGCCGCGTAGGGGTTTTCAATGGTCTGCACGTCTACGTCGGATACTTGAAGCGGGAAGTAGCTGGATGTCCAGAGACTGTGATTTGGGTCTGTGCGGAATTCATAGCCACGGGTTGCATCTGTGGACGTTAGATTCGTGGGCAGAGTTAGGGTGAAGTAGAGGTCAGACTCAGCCTGAGTGTAGAAATTATTGGGCTCAAGGATCAAGCCAAGGTCTGCGTCATTGGAGACTTCGAAATTGTAGACTTGAGTATAGAGCCCGACGTCTGGGATGACGATTGTGTCATTGGCTGCGGGGAGTGCGAGTTGGATCCAGAACGGACTACCAAAGGCCACGTTACGGTAGCCGTGCTGCTCGAGGACGGGCGTGTAAGGGATTGGATCAGTCACGTTTATGCTCGCCTCGGTAAGCGTTGATGCTGGCGCAGTAGGCTTCTAGGTAGTCTATGCGACGGGCCAGGTGTGGATAGACTGTGGCGTAACCTTCAGTGTCTACTTCAAAGGCTTTGGATTTGTCTAGAGCTACGCCGAGGTAATTGGGCCACCCGTCTTTTACAATACACCCCAGAGGCAGCTCACTTGCTGGAAGCTTCCCGGTGTTTACGCAGGCGCTCACGGTCATCAGAAAGATCAGTACCACGCTTAGAATTAAAGGTCTCGTGTTGGCGTTCTTGGGCATTGTCCCCTGCCTTTTGTTGTTTGAGTTGTGTTTCCATTGAGCCATGCTTGCTTTTAGTCCGACCCCACCAGTAGAAACCGGCCCCTAGAGCTATGAGAATAGTCAAGTACATGAAGATGGGTTCGAGGAAGCTCACTGTCGAGCTTCGCGCTCACCTACCTGCACTAGGCGTGTAAGGCGTTTGATCTCACGCGCAGCCCAGTGACGCTTGGGACTGCGTTGAGCCTCCCACATCGCAAGGTGCTCAGTGAACATCTTGATCTGATCCTTCTCGACTTGGAAGGCGTCGGCTACAGGTTCAGGCGTAGGGGCTCGTGTGACGGCAGCTTTCGCCTTCGCGATGATACCCTTGGGCTTGGGCTTGTCTTTCGACTTGGGCGCGTTAACGGGGTCAGGATCAGTGGGCATGACTTACTCCTCGTCGGCAGGCTTACGGAGGCTGTTGTCTCCTGCCTTACCATGGTTTCCTGCTACGAAGTCTACGACGCTACGAATTACGCCCTCGACCTTGCTTACGATTTCGTCGTCCTTCTTGCCTGGCGTGACCTGAGCGATTCGGCGCGCGAGCTCGGCTACGAGCAGGACAATTGCTGCAATAGTGACAATGAGGCTATCAGGGCCTCCGATTGATTCTTCCACGTGGATCTCCTACCGCCTAGACGGTTAGTTGTTTAATAACGAAGGTACCAATTGTTCCCAGTACAGCTCCGCCACCGGCTGCGAAGCCTGTAGCCCAGATGAGCTTATTGGTTAGGTTTCTTACTTCCACTTTTATACCCTCCAAGGCTACTTCATGTTGAGCATTCCATTCGTGTTGGTGTTCCCAGTAGCCAGTCACTTTGCCATTGTAAGCTGACTGTTTGTTCATGTGGTCTTCGAGAACAACAACACGCGCCCGGAGGGGATCTTCAACTGCTACGGCACCATTTACCACGTAGAACTCCTAACCTTATTATTGGGATTAGCGAGTCTGTGTGGTTAGGACGTAGTCGATGTCCATAGCTTGAACATCGTTATCAGAGATGTTTGCAAAAGTCGGAGTCATTGCTTCATCAAAAGCATCATCACTAGTGCGAACATGAACTAGTGTATCGTCGATGTAGAATTCGATAGTTGTGGTCCCTACAAGTCGAATGCCATATTTGTGGTAAGTAGCATCAAGGAGTGTGAACGGGATCGTATTGCCTTCGTAGTCTATGCCTGCCCCGAGCACTGTATTTTGGATATTGGCTATGGCAATACCGGCTGAGGTTAGGTTGAAGGTTCCTGAGCTAGCGAATTGATGGTGAAAGCCGATATGATTATCTGCACCGTTGTTCTGTAGGGTACCGTTAGTTGAAACGAATGAAGTATCAACTTCACCCAAACCAATGTACCAATCTCCATTGTCTACATCTGTGAGGGAGACGTAGGCTTCGAAGTTTATTACTCGTCCTGCAGCGGCTATAATGGTTGCATTGTCATTTTGAATAGAAACCCAGCCTTGGTTAAAGGTACCATGAGATGCTCGCATGATACCGCTAGACACACCTGCGACGAGTGCGATATCCGTAATGGTGCCTGCAGTTTCAGTGGCCGTCCAATCTGCAAGCTCACTCGTATGGGTGAAGTCATTGAAGGTGGTTGAGACTTCACGATTCGAGAGGATGTCCATAGGTGCACCGGGTACACGTACATTCGGAGCAGCGACATCATTGGTTCCGGCAATTACATGGGTGCCACGGAAGGCTCCGCCGCCAGAGGTCGTGTCAGCAAAGACACCAGTACTTCGTAGATCGGGCATGTGTTTCTCCTTAGGTCGCCCAGAGGGCATCCGACTTAGAGTTTGGGTTGGGTGGTAATGTTAGATCAGCCTTCGCCCCAAGCTTTGTAGGCTGCACTGCCTGAGACAGTGTCAGCCCAGAAGCCTGTACTGCGAGCTGCGTGGACTATGGTATTTCCCGGGAGGAGACTGTGAACGGCACCATTCTTCGTAAGGTGGTAGCGCATTGTGATCGTGGCACTATCATTTGCCACGGTTACTTTATTGGCCATGACGCCTTCAGCGTGCCATAGAGCATTGGCATCTGTGGTTTCAGTGGTGCCTGCCGAGGCACTCTTCTGTACAAATTGATGGCCGTAGCCGACGTCTAAACTCATGCGAAACTCCTTGGTTGATGTGGAGAGATTAGCTGCCCCTAGGGGAGGATGCTACTTTCGGCGACGTTTACCTAGAGCTAGAAGCATTAAGGTTCCGACTAGCAAACTAGAGGCCACATTAGGTTCTGGCACGAAAAGCATATCGCTGGGAGGGCTGAACATATGAAGATGTCCCTCGAAGTAATTACAATACTCTATAGTGTGATTGGGCGGGACCGAGGTTATTGTCACCCCCTCGGGGGTATTTATATCCTCATCAAAATAGTGCTGGCCTGACACTACGATTAATTCAGACTCTGGCCAGCTATGATACAAGGGCTGTTCAATGTAAGTTTTAGTTATGCAGGGCATTAGTTTAGGTCGTCCGAGCCGTGTTGGACGACATTCAGTGTTGCAACGCACTCGACATCAGTGTCGTCTGGGATCTGGATTCGAAGCATGAAGCCATTGTTGTTGCGGCCTTGGAGGGTTAATGCCCAGTTTCCTGCAGCGTGGCTGCCACCCTTGAAGACTGATTCCATTTCTACGTTTTGGTCAGCTTCGTAGACTGCCGAGCCTGTAGAGTAGCTGTTGCCATAGATTGTTGGGGAGTTGATACCATCCCAAGCTGCGATGTTTTGGATACGCCACATTTCAACTTCGCTAGGTACGCCACCGTCAGAGGTGACATCGACAGCTTCAGTACAAATGGCATCACCCTTAATCATGTAGATGCCTTGGTGTTTGAGAACCATGTCGGGGGCCGAGCCGGATGAGCGCATCAGCATTGTGCTCTCGCCTGTGCCCAGTTGGCGCTTTCGAGCGACGACTTTCCACGATTGGATCGCGCCGGGGGCCGTGTCTGAGGCGTCCCAGCCTGGGAGGTGGCCGACTACTTCCTGGCCAACGATATGAGCGTAGCCACCGTAGCCTTTGACAGTTGCGTAGTCTGGACACACTAGGCCAGCGGTGCACTCGACAGTGTTGTTGTGTCCTGACGGAATTCCCGCGCCGCTAAGTATGTCATCGGCACTCCCGTTTATGATCCGGTTGGTGAATCCTCCTCCTACGACTGACCTTCTTACAGGCTGAATGCCGGTTGAGCTAATGGAGCCAAATCTACCACTTAGAATTCCATTGGATCCGCCCCCACTTTCAGTGACGCCTCGGTAATCGATTAGGTTTTCAGACCCGCCACCGATTAAATCATATTGTGTCTTAACCCCCGCACCGCCATTGTTTGCACCCCCCGTAAAGTTTGCTGCAGTAGGTTCGGGGCCGATGATTGCATTGTCTTCGCCATTGTTGATGCCACTATATTCAGCGTTGCCACAGATGATATGTGATGGGCCTGAGAGGATGGAAAGGTGACCTGAGCCGAAGCCTGGTGAGCAGATTAGGTTATGGCGTCCGCCGACTACAGAGAGCTGAGCGTTGGTGATGTTGTCGCTACCGCCGACGACTGCGGAGTAGTTTGCGCGTGTGCCGGTAAAGCCCGGATATGTAGACCAAACTGTTCCACCCTCATCCTCTTCAATGAACAGTGCAGTGGTAACTGTGCCCATGGTTGTAGGCCATTGGCCGGATTTCCCAATGAAGCACGAGTTGGCTTGGCTACCGTCTGTATCTTGGCAGGGTACCGGGATAGCAGATGCGAATGATAGAGGGTCAATCTCATTCCAGTAGCCTGAGGTGAGTGGATTCGCTGTGATGTTCTGGTTTCGAGCTGTGTTTACGCCGAGGGTTCCACTGTCAGTGATCTCTATTGCATCTAGTACGCGCCCGCCACCTGAGGTTCCAGGTTCGGAGATGTGTACTGTGGCTGAAGAAAGGGCGATTGATATGCCTGCAGCATCGATTGTACCTAGGATTGATATACAATCGTTAGTGACAACGGATAGTGATCCGGCCATAGACCCACTAATGGAATTGGTGCTTCCTACAGTAAATTCGACACCCTCACTGAATTCATCTCCGTTGGCCATTGGTAGGCCGGAAGATTGTTCAGTGCCAAACTTGAGGATGAACTTATCTGTAGCGCCACCACCGGCTGTACGATTAAATGAGATCGCTGCACTGAGTGCGATGACTCTGTTTGTGGCTCCCGTGTAGCAAATTGAACCGGCGTTTACGGTGAACTCATTTGTTACGTCAGCAGACTCTGCCCAGCTTGTTGTCATGGGGACATAAGAGCCATTTGTTAGGGCTGTGGTTGCCGCGTTGCCTCCCGTGTCTGCACTTAGGAAGATGCCGGGAGTTGTTGTTAGGCTACCGTCTGGGCGGGATAGTTGAGCTGAGGCTGTGCTGGAAAACAGCAGTGTGAGTGTCAGGATAGGCAGTACAAATTTCATGCTTGTTCCGATGTGCACAGTAGGCCCCGAAGGGAGGTTAGTTTAAGTCCTGACGTAACCTAGGTCAGGAGCCGCAGGACCGGAGGACACCGGGGATCCTTTGGCTAGCCGGGTAGACGCTAAGCGTCAGAGCCCCAATTGCCTCTCCAGTCATTGAGCATGACCGAAGCACGGTACATCACCATGTGTTGTGAGTCCTTGGTGATTGCATCACCGGCAGATGAGAAATCAACACCCATTCGATCGTTCCAAATGAGGTTGTTCTTGCCTGCTGGGGCGTGGAGAGACCATCGCGTGGTAGACGACAGGTAGGGGACCACGACAGGCGTGATGCCTGAGCGTGAGCTAACGACGGTAGACTTGTCGTTGTTAGCTGTTCCTACCGAGTGCTCCGTGTTCAGGAGCTGGTACGCGAAGTGCTCTTGCTGTGGATGGATGACGAGCTTGTTCTGCATCAAGTTAATGAAGCGCCCCTCGTCGGAGCGGGTTGTACGAGCAAGTGTCATCATTGCCTCAAGCCCGGCGATGGAGAGGTCTACTGCCGGAGAGATGATGTTTGACTGGACGAGGGAGTTGTCACGAATCGACGTGTGGGTTGCGGAGAACATCAAGTCCCCCTCGAGACCCGTCGAGGTCGTGAAGCCGCCGTCGAAGTGAGACCATGCGAGACGTTCGCGATGGTCCTTGGTGCTGTCGCCGAGGTCTGCTGACATTTGACTCATGATGCCGTGTTGGTCGTCCATGAGCATTTCCATGGATGCGCGCCACCCGAGTGCATAGGTGGTGTGCGTGGCACGGACCTTAGTACCCTGCACAGGGGCGTCGAACGCAATGGGTGCGCCTTCGGCCTTCGTGGCGAGGGTGCCGAATCCAGCGACTCGCATACGGTCTTCGTAAGCTTTCGTGCTGGGTTTCGACTGGTAGATCTGCGACCACATCTCGGGCTGCATCTCGTACTGTTTGAAGAAGATGTCCTTCTGATCTGCCTGAAGGAGTTCGTAGAACTGCGGAGTGAGTGTCTGGGGCATGGTTGGACTCCTTTAGGCCGCTGCGAGGGTGCCGGTGATTGTGAAGGTTACGTAGACACCGGCAGCTCCGGTATTGCGGATGGGGTTCTTGGTAGCGTCGAGGACATCGATAATTGTTGCGATGTAATCGATACCCTCCAAGCCTGCCGTGCGCTCAATGCCCCATTTGGAAAGAGCTGCGCCATAGGAAATCTGGAATGGATTACCGATGTCAGTTAGGGCTGGAGCTACCTCGGTTGCACCACCTGCGGCATAGAAGTTCTTCGTGATGAAGAGAATGCCTTGATTGATGGGCCAATAGGGGATCCAGTCTCCCGTGGCGTATGCTACGCCGGTCTCGTTGTTGAGGTTGCCTGCGCCAGGACCCCAAGCTGCGATGCCTGCTTCGACTCCGCCGCCTGCATCAGTGAGGATCCACTGCGTGTTGTCGTCCGGGGGCTCAGTGAAGGTTCCTGCGGCTACTGAATTGATGGGTTCACCAATCTCAAAAACCTCACTGGCTGTGAACTCGCAGTAGCGTGTTTCGTATGTTCCGCCGAGGACAGAGGTCCAGGGCATGATATCTCGTGCTGCCATTTGATTCTCCTAAGTTCCTCGAGGGAACTACTAGGGTGTGGTGGGATTAGGATATTCCCTGCTCAGGTGACCAGGAATCCATGATGGGATCGGATTCACTGGGGCCGTCGGTTACTACAGAGCGATGGTTGGTACCCTTGATTCGGGTCTTTCCACCGTACTGAGCCTCGGCAGCAGATGCGCCTTCGAGGTATCCTCTTTCGTTTTCTCCACCACGAAGCAGTTGGTCAGAAAAGTCTTTCTGCTCCTGCCTGACTCGCATTTCGTCCTCTGTGGTGCGATACATGAGAACTAGCCCGGGAAAGCCCGTGCTTGCGGAGTCGTTTTCTACATGGTCATGACCGACCATTTTTGAGTAACCAGCCATTTCGGGATCTTCGGCTGAGACTACATGGTAGCCATTTACGCGGTTCTCTAGGATGCCGCGCTCGTTGTTGTTGCCCCACTTGTAGAATCGATCGGGCTGGGCGTTTACGATGTTGAGTCCCCGGAAGGCCCCTGTGTGACAGCCCATCATTGCGTTTGGGTTGTCGGTCTGGAGGTATGCTTCGGGATTGTAAAGGTCAAGGTCTTCTAGGTCGCGTCCGCCACCGATCATTTGGAGCCTCCTGCTGCTTGGGCAGCTTGGTAGGATTTTAGTGTGCCATCACGGGAGCCTGATGCTCGGAGGGCTTGGAGGTCTACGGGGAGGCCCGCAGCGGCTTTGCTTCGGAGGTACTCAGCTTCGGCCTCGCTGGCTTCACGGTTTACGTCTGGGGCTCCTAGAGCTAGGCCCCCAGTTAGGCCAGTGGCATTGAATTGCTGCATGAGTTCCTCGCGTTGGGCTGTGAGGGCATCGGCTTGGGCAGTGGCTTGGCCGGTCTTTCGTTCAATTAGCTCGTTCATCTTGAGGCCCTTGATTCCCATGATCTCATTGGTAACCCACTGAGGGTTCGCTAGAGAGGTTGGGTTGTTCGTGCGGGCGTTTGCAACGCGAGCTTCGAAGACGGTTGCGAATTCGCTATCCCATACCTCGGGGCCGAATTCTGCTTCAAGAGCGGTGCGCTGCTGGGTTACGAGCATGTCGTGGTTGGTTAGGATTTGCTGCTCAAGGAGAGGGGTGAGTTGATTCATTCGCTCGTTTACGAGAGACTCAGCCTCCCGGCGCACAGTGCCTCGAGCGTCCTCTGTGAAGTCGTCGAGGAATTCGGTAGGCGTTGGGTCGGCCAAGGGAGCTGGGGCGGGGTTGTTGTTCTGGCCCATTGTGCGGAGTTGGCTTTGGAGTTCGCGATTTTCTACGCGAGCTGACTCTAGGTCAGTTTGCATGGGGAGTAGCATTGCCTGGACGTCAGCGGCGGTTAGGCCTGCGGCAGGCGGGGCTGCGGGCTCAGGCTCGGCCATTAGGCCTGGATTTGGGGCTGGAAAGAGATTGTCATCGGGCATTTAATATTGTCCTCCTGAGGAGATTACTTGTTGGTTGTAGGGAATGTCAATCCCCGTGGGGAAATTAGATGTCTTCGCTTACGAGCATGTAGTTGTCTCCTGAAGAGTCCCCCTCGGGGGTTGGGTCTTTCTCTTCATTAGCCTCGTGGATGATGTTGTTTGTGAGGCGGCCTAGGAATGTGTCGATGAAGCTTACTACCCCGCGGGCCTCGATTAGGTCGTTTGCTGGGATGTCTTTGGCCATTTGTTCGAGGTAGGATTGCCTACACTGGGCCAGGAGATGCTCCATTAGGGGCCAAGTTTCCCGGTCCCTCAGTAGGGCCGTTAGGCGCTGCAGTTTGTCGGGCTCGATCTCCAAGAGCAGAGAGTTCGCTAGCGGCATTTGGTGTGTCCTCCATTGTTAGGATGAAATTCTCGATGTCGTCTACTTCGGCGGCCTCGAGGAAGCGTTTGTAGGTGTGGGTCATTCCACGGATCGCTTGGCCGTAAGCGGTTACGAAGAGGGGCTGCATTTCTTGAGGACTGGCCTGAAGGACGGTTGCCCAAGCCTCTACGAATCGGGCGATGTTGCCCCAGTAGTTTTGGTTCTGTTGGTCGATCTGGACTTGGCGCTGCATTTCACGGTCGGGGTTGTCGGAGCGTGAGAGGCCCTTGATTTGGAATTTGTAGTTTCCGGGGATGGGGTCTTCTGGGTAGTAGATGGACTCGGCTTTCTCTCCGTCGAGGTCTCCCAGAACCTGCTTAAGTTTTTCAGGACTGACGCCGAACTGTTGGTTGAGCGTGGAGATGAATTCGCCAGCGCGACCGAGAGTTCCTTGGAGAAGTCCACGATCTGGAGCTGCAAGGGTGTTGCCGCGCTCGAGGAGGGCGAGGGTGGTTGTTGCTGGGGCACTGTGGCCGCCTAGGCGAGTTTCGCGACCCTGGGCGGGGTCTGATTGGCCGGAGATTCGTTCGGCTGCGGCTTGGATGACTTGCATGAGTTGGATGTTGTTGAAGGAGGAGCCTTGGAGGGCTAGGGGTTCTACTCCTTGCATAGTCGGATCCCAAACCCAACGAGCCATATCGATGGGCTGCTCTTGGAGTTCTCGGATGTTTGTCTTGCCCCATACGGAGTTTGCTCGGGTCTGAGCGTCAATGCCTTGGTTGAAAATTACTGTGTAAGAGGCTTGGAGTTGCTCGAGGATCTTGGACATCCCTACGGAGTGGCCGCGTCCAGGGCGTTTATGGAAGTAGCCGTCGAAGAAGGGCTTGCCCGGGTAGTAGTAGGGTTGGGTGGTGAGGCGTAGGATCTTTCCCGTCTTGCGGTGAATGGTTGCTCGGATGTCTACGTTGACGGTGTCTATGCTGGCATTGCCGGGTGTGGCTATGTCGGAGCCGTGGATGTCGAGGGCGTTGATTTGAGGCCAGCTTACGGTTAGTTCACGGATATCGTGGGGCTCGAAGCCTGTGGGAGCTTTGGCACGGTTGTCGAGGTCGTCTCGGGCCTTTTGGATTGAGGCACCGAATTCACAAAGGCCGTGTTGGTTGCGGACTGATTCTATGGCCTCGTCTATCCAGCCATCGGAGCCACGGGAGGCCGCGACTAGTTCGGTGTGGGTCATGTTGAATTGGCGGGAGACTGCCGGGGCTTCACTGATGCTGGGGTAGTTTGTATCCCAGAGGATTTGATGGCGCGGGACGTGTTCTAGGATTGGGCCTACGTTCCAAGAGACTGGGACGGCTTCTACGCCTTTGTTACCTTTTACGTATACATAGGAACGGTTGTCGCGCCAGTTGCCTGCGAGGACCGAGGAGCCCATGACGTTGGACTCTAGGAGCCAATCGTAGCTAGTGGGGCCGAAGTCGAAGTCGTTACCGGAGGCTTGCCAGTTGAGGTAGCGAGCGATTGTTTTGGATTGGTCTTCGAAATTTTCATTGAGGCGTTTGGTTATCCATATGGAATCGCCAAAGGCGTGCATTGATTCCCAGATGGAGGCTGTGCGGCTGTCTACCATGGACCTAATCAAAGGGATGACTACGTTGCTGGCATTCTTGAATGGGTAGTTTTTTACTTTATGCCTAGGTTGGGCTTCGTAGTTCTTTTCCCAGATCTCCATGGCGGTGATTAGGGGCTTGGACTGGGTCTCTAGGTCGGTTACGAGGTTACCTAGGTGGATCTCTAGCTGCCGGAGTTTGTCTTCTGAGAGGCGGATTGGAGTTGCGGGGTTTAGATTTGCCATGGGTTTCCTACTGCGGGCTCTCGGGAGGGGTTGCGCTGCTATTGGGTAAACCCAACTCGGATAACCAATATGTTTTCTGGATTAACCTGCGGTTATCTGGGGTTTGGGTAGGCGAGCTACCGGAGTTAGCTGGGGCCGGGGTTAGATTGGCGAAGCCGTCTAAGGCTAGGTTTGCGTTGCCAGACATGATTCCACGCATCATATCGGAGTTACCGAATGCAGAGTCTCCAAGCTCGTACCTAACAGAAGCTGCCGCTACGAATTGATTCTCGTTCAAAAGTAGCTTGGACTTTGAGGTTAGACGTTTGAGGTGGAGTAGCTCATTGAGCACACGCTTACTTAGCATGGTATCGGAAGCTTTCTCAGTTATTGTGTCACCTTCGGAAACGGGAGAGCCGTCGGGACGTTCGGTTGAACCCCAGCCATAGACCCAGGCTCCCTGACTGTTCTGTTTGGCTTTCGGGGTGAATACCTTGGCTCCCCGACCTAGTGCACGGCGCTCCCATAGTTTAGGGTCGCGTGCGTTTAAGCCATCGTCGATGTGTACGGTGTCCGGCGTGGCGAAATCTCCACCCCACCGTAGGCGTTTAGATGCCTGTACGCCTTTTAGAACTTTCGTGATTTCAAGTGGTAGGTTTTTCCAGTTCGATTTAGCTAAGGCTTTGGAGTTGAAGAAACCCGCTTTAGACTGCAGGTTCATGTCGAAAGCATGGCCCGCCATGTGGTTTGATTTCTGTGCGGGCTCTACGATAGCCCCGTTAACTTTTGCGTTTTCACGCGCGGAGCTAGTAACATGAACTTTTACGCTGTGGCGTTTTGCAAGCTTATTCATTTCGTCTAAGGCGGAGAAGAAATTCTCGTCTGCCATGATGGGCTTACCCACGAACTGAGAACCCGTGTAGACTTTTCGCTCTGTGCTTGGACTATCACCCTCTAGGGTTTTTAGCAGTGCAGAGAGTTTTTCGGCCATGGCACTCAGGTTGTCAAAACTTCCCATGGCGTCAGAACCTTTAAGCAGACTTACCGCTTCCTTTCTTTTGGGCACGATGGGAAGCACCCGAGGGTGGGTTTTGATTGGGGGCGGGAGTAGTAGTGATAGGAAGTGGATCAGGAGTGGCCACGCCGTCTTTAGCCTCTGAAGCATCAAAGATTCCTTTCTGCCCGTCGATTCCAGTAATCTCAGAGATTGACTTATGGATATACATGGTTCGTCGATTGGAGCTGGGGCTCGCGCCTCGGAGGATTGTTCCCCTACAGAGGAGTTCGCAACTTACCATTCCTGAGGGGCCTTCGATTGTGTAGACCTTGGTGCCTTCGGTTTGGTGCCAGCCTGCGTCTTGGGCTTCTTTCTTTCCACCAACAGGCCACTGGGCGTAGGTTACGCCGGGCCACCCGCCTTGCTTGGGGAGCAGGGAAGGGTGGGTGTCTCCCTTGATGGCTGGGCCGAGTTTGGGAATTACGTTGAGGAATGTGTATGGAGACTGGTTCATGCTGGATGTCCTCCTTCAGGAGTGGTTGCGGGTTAGTTTAACTGCCCCTCGGGGGTTGGTGCAAGGGGGTTTCCGTGGGTTGTGGCGGTGGCGTAGAGGATGGGGCTGAGTACGTACTCGGGGCCTAGGGATGTGAAGTCGGTGGGGAAGTTTGGGAGGGATTGGAGTTCTTCAAGGAGGAGATTGAATTCTAGGGAGAAGACCTCTACCTCGGTGAGCTTTAGCAGGATGAGGCTGTAGGCTTCGAAGGTGCGCTCGGACATGCGCCAGGGGACTTTGATTTCTTTCACAGCGGGTTCCTTTTAGGAAGTTTCGTAGGTGAATTCGCCATAGCCGGTGATTCCACGGTCATTTCCGTGTTTGTTTAGCCACCAGGCGCGTTGGATTGCGTCTGGGGTTTGGGGGCGGGTTATTGATTCTGGGAGATAACTTGCAGCATCGAGGGTGTCAACTGTTTGCCCGTGGGGGAATTCGTTCTTTTCCTTCACGAGGGCGTGGGTGGGGGCTATGGATTGGCTCCCCGGGGGGCCGACGTTGTAGTGAACTAGACCCAGTTCGTGGTTGGCAATGAGGTTGTTTCGGATCCGTCCCTGCTTGTCCCTGCCTTTGGGAAAGACGGGCTTCCATTGAGGGCGGAGATGTTTGTATTCGGGTTTGAGGTTCATGATTGTTCGCCAGAGGGGCTCGTAGACGGCTGAGAAGACTACTTCTTCGACAGACCAGGTCCAGGCTTGCCACTTTTGGGAGAGGGCAATGGTTAGGTCGAGGATGATTTCTGGGGTTTCGTTCGAGGTGACGGACTCGAGGTAGAACCATCGTCCCCAGGGGTCGATTGCGCAGGCGACTAAGCCGTTTCGCGCGTGGTGGTTTTGGCGTACCTCGGGGCCTTTGGACGGGGCGGGGTCGAGGATGATTGCTTTCTCACACCAACTGAGGGGGACTCGCTGGGGGGCAAAGTCTGGTGGGTGGCTCATGTCGGGGTTGAAGATGAGACCGTTGTAGGTTTCGTGGTTGCCGGTCTTGGAGATGTGAATTGTGGGCTCGCCTCCCTCGGAGACTATATAGAAGGAGCCGTCCCATACTTCTGTGAAGGATTGGGATTTTCCTGCCTTGGGGACGCACTGGTATTGAGCACTGAAGACGAAGATGTTACGCTTCGCCATGATCTTGGCTTTCTTGGTGGAGATTTTCTTGGGTAAGGTTGATTCCCCGTGGGTGGTGTCGGGTTCTCCTGTTTCGGGGTTCTCTAGGAGGGCTCTCTGGTAGATTTGCCACTCTCCAGGCCAGGTTTGTTCCATGTGCTTGTAGACATCATGGTAGGCCCAGGTTGTGTGGTTCACGAGGACGTTGCCGCCTTCTGCAGGGCGCTCGAGGGGCCGGGAGTTGTCTACCCATTCGAAGGCAGACTCCATTACGGCGGGGCTGCGCTGGGCTTTGAGGCCGATGATGTCATCCCAGATCATATCGGTGAAGTGCTTGCCGACTGCGGTGCCGCCGATTCCATGGGGTTCGATGGAGAGTTCAGCGATGCCTGGAGTGCCCCGGTTGAAGAGCATTCCGGTGCCGCCCCATTTTAGCTTGCGGGAGGTGGTGATTCCTTTTTCTCGGTCCCAGTAGCCGATTCCCTTGGGGATGAGGTCTCGGTAGAGGGTCTGGAAGAGGTGGTTGGATTCGACTACTTGGCGGATTGCGTCGATCCATTGGATGGGTTTGTCTTCGGTTTCGTTGAAGATGGCGATTGTTGCCGCACCGTCGGTCTTGGCTAGACGGTAGAGGGCGTTCGCTCGGGTGAAGCATGAGGTCTTGAAGGTCTCACGGGGGATGCGGATCATTATTCGCCGGAAGGACTCTTGGATGTTGTCTTCTTCGTAGCCTCCCCGCGGGGTGTTGTAGAGAATTTGGCCGTCGTTTAGGTGGGTTTCGCCCCAGTGGCCTACGAGTTGGCAGGGTTCGGCGTGGAATTCCCAAGTCATGTCGCGGAAGTCGAATATTTCTTTGCAGAAATACCAGAGGCCGACGTCGGGATCGGTGAAGAGTTGCCGGAGGGCGGTGATTTGAGGATTGGACAGGTCTCGAGCGGAGCCCCGGGAGTCTCGCATGTCGGTTAGGATTTCTGACTGGGGGGCGGCTGACACTAGGCGGGGCCTTTATTGATGGCTGGAGCGGGGACAGGAGACGGGGCACTCTTCCGGTACGCCAGCGAGCTGGCAGTGCTCTAAAGCATTGCGTGTACGATGGCTCGAAAAATGAAATCCTTAGCTTGCTGTTCTACAGGTAATGCTGTAAACGGGACTATACAAGGATGTGTTTTAGCTATCTCGTCCTTTGTGTTGCCATAAACCCAACCAGCTTTTACCTTTTCAGCCATCCAACTTACGTGGCTGTTCTCAGGCCCAGCATCTAGATTTTCGGAGTGGAAGTTAACTCCATTTATAGCACTTGTGCGCTGCCATTCTGGAGCATCTTCCCAAGATTTCTGGCTATGATCTCCTAAGGCTAGGCAATAGGCACGATTTGCTTCGTGGCATACTTTGGCAATGTTCATTTAGGTACCCTTTAGTTAGGCGGATTGGGGATCTATTGTTGGGAGAGCGAGCAAGCTCGCAGTACTTCAGTCTTCAGTCGGGCTCCGGTATTGAACTCGAGTCCATTACGTCCATTGCCTCGGGGGCGGCCTCGGAGACTCTACGGTGTCGGGAGGGGGCTGTAATCGGCTGCAAGGGTCCGGTGATTTGCTCGGAGATCTTCTCAATTGAGGCGTAGGCTTTGAGGACGATTGCCTGATCCTCAGGAGAGGTGCCCATGTTGATTTGGGTGTTTACCTGAGTGTCGGGCGCGGCCTTCTCGGCGGTGACGATTACCCCGGCGTTCTGGAGGACTCGCCAAGAGGTTTCGGCGGCGAGCTTTAGGTCGTCTCGCTGCTCCACTACGTGGGCAATGGTTAGGTAGGCGGGAGCTACGAGCTTCTCCATCTCTCGAGCGTGGCGAAGTTCAACCATAGCCTCGTGTTGGTTGGCTTGGACTTCATAGGAGGTGAAGATTGCTAGCTCTTGGGCACGGAGACCCTCTTTGGCGAGGACGCGCTTCACTAGCTTCTCGCTGATTCCTACGGAGCGCCCGATGTCGGCTGCGCTTCGACCTAGGGAATGTCCACGTGCAATGGCCTGGAGTTCGATCTCGTGGAAACGGTGGCTGCCGTGGCCTGGCTCGGGAGGAGCTTCCTCAGTTGTGAGATAGGGATCGGAGGCTGGTGAGAGGAGACGCTCGCGGTCCCAATCGGGGTCTCGTCCGATGATGACGGGCTCACTGGGATCGTGGTCTGGGGAGAGGGATCCGACATGCGAGGGCGACTCCGGCG